AAGGGAGCAGCGCAATGAAGCTCAAAGGCGGCTTCTGGCAAAACCTCAAACCTACTATCAACTGGAGAGCAAACAGATGGCAGTGATCGTCGGCGCACTCGGCCAGAAACCAGAATTAAATGCTTTGATCAACACGATCGAAAACGCATTGAAAGGCTAATCATGAACTCAATAAAGAAAGCGACTCTAATCGCGACAGGCGTAATGGTCAAGATCGTCACCGGCAACGCAAAGCATACGTACTACTCACCTACTCTGCCAATCTCCTATCTGTCGGCGATCCTGTCGGAACTCACCAGCGCGAAGAAGGAAGAACGAGAGAACGCCAAAAAGCTTGTACGCGAGCTGGTAGATCTAGGCAGTAAAGCCGAGCAGGCCAAGGCCGCAGACTTGACGGCCGCTACGATCGCAAATCGATGGGAACACTGATAATCCACAGATTTTGTGGACAAGGCCGGGGATTACCGGCCTTTTTCTTTTACGGTCAGTAAGTTGAGCGACTGTCTAGATTTTGCTCGCCTCGAGGATGACCAGGATCTCGTTTTGCTGGTGCTGCTGCTGCTCGCCGAGCAACCAGCCGAGAACAGGAAGCCGTGTTTCCTGTCCATCTTGTTTGTCATCCTGCAGACCTGCCAAAATGACGATCTCGCCTGGCACGATACCTAACCGCGTATTGACGCTTCGCTTTATAAGAGTCGGACTGTTATTGACGCCCGTATTGGTCACGGTGAAATTCGACAGCTCCTGAGTAAGCTCGAGCTCAATCACTTCCTCGCGAATCTCAGGCCGAGCCGTCAAGATGATACCGCTCGCCTTGTAGTCGATCGATTGTATCGGATTGCCATTTCTATCGAGCTGCTGCGAACCGAGAACCGGCACGTCCTGGCCGACAGAGAAACGAGCCGTGGCACCGTTTCTGACTCTGAGTTGAGGCCTCGACAAGCTCTTGAAGCGTGAGTCGCGGTCTAAAGCAGAAATGAACCCATCGAGACCACCGATCTTAAGCTTTAAAGAAACATCGCCGCTCAAGGTTGAACCGATGACGCCCTCGATGTTCGACAGGCTTAATGCAAGCTTGATCGCGCTGCCGTCCTGCTTCGTTGTACCAACTTCGTAAACCGCCGCCTTTAGTAACACTTCACCGGTAGGCGTGTCGAGATCCTCGAGCAGCTTACGCAATTTGCCGGCGTCCTTCGCCGGTACGGTAAAAGCGATCTGATCGACTTCGCCGCGATCTGTCATGCCGGCGACACTAGTCGGGCTTTGATCGCGCTGATTCGCAGTCTGCTGAGAAGATTGCTGCTGTTGAGCCGACGACGGCTGATGAAGCGCACGGGACATAAGGGACTTGGCGCCTGTCAGCGGCTGCACGACGTCGGCCAGGTAGCGCGCAGATCGATGACGCGGCTTATAGACGACAATTACATCGGCAGGATCAGGCGTCTTGTCGACCGTCACAACACCGCCCCTGGTTTCGGCAGTGAATCCAGCGGCATTAAGCAAAGAGCCGACATGATCCAAGAGCTTAACTGCATCAATCTCGCGCAATGAGATCGTGACGGGCTGCCGAGCCTCGAGGACGGCCGAGGCCATCATGTACGGCTTGCGTGCAATCTCGCCGTAGGCGATCTTGACAAGATCGGCGAGCGGCGCATCCTCGAGATAGACCGAAACCGGCTCGGCACGAACCACAGAAGCCAACAACATCAGGACGATAAAACGGATCATGGCCGCCCCGCGGCATGATCAATAATGCCGCCCCTACCCTGCCCGCCAGTCCAGGGCGCGACCGCCTCGCCATTCGGAAGGAAGGCTTCGAGCGAGGAACCGGTCAGCTTCATGTTCGGCGGTTCAATGACGCGCTGGCGATTGCCATCGCCAAGCACGACAATGATGCGCGAGTCGAGCGAGAACCAGCCGACGACACGCCATCGATCTGATTCGTCGATGGTCGGTTTCGCAGGCGAAACCGATACTTGAGACGACACGACAGCAGCAGCCGGCTTGTCCTCCGGTTTGGCTGGTTTAGCTTCCGGGTGAAGGAACTTCCAGACCGTCCAAATCGCCAAGAGCATGACCAAGGCACCAAGCGGCAAAATGAAACGGAACAGCGCACCCTTGAGAATGTTGCCGCGCTGGTCGATGTTCTCTTCAACCGGGCAGGCCTCACCTTCCTTACGGCCGGAGTGCGACTGATAGAGCCCGAAATATTTAGGGTCATATTCCCGCTGGATCGAACGCAGCACCTTGCGCGACTGGCCGCCCTGGCAGACATCGACGCGGTATCGCCTGGCGCTGCCGATCGCCGTCAACTTCTCCATGCTGTAGGTTTCTTCGATGACGGCGCGCACCTGGCGCGAGATATCCATCACGTCCTGAGTGATCAATGCGACGTCACAACTCACGCCAGTGTCAGGATGGGTGAAATGCCGATGCATACGGAAGAAGTTCATGACCTCGGGCGGACGCTTCTTGCCTTCAGCGTCTTTCAGTGCGAAGCCGCCCCAGAAACGCCAGATTTCATCGAGACGNGACCGAGATCACCAGGAAGAACGCGACAAGGCATCCGCCTCGAGGCCTTCCGCTTTCGCTTTTCNCGTTTCCCGGATTCGGTCAGCCAGAACTCGGCATCGGTGACGCGCTCATGCGGAACGGTGACAATCTTGCCGATCTTGTCGGCGTCAATGCCTTCGCTGACAAGAAGATCGGCCATCGCCATGTAATCGATGCCGGCGATGTTGGTGACGACGCGCCGACCTCGAGCAAGCGCGCCGAGAATCACGACGCTGACGACTTCATAAGTCTTGCCGCTGCCCATGCGGCCGACGTAGGCCTTGATGGACATCAGCCGATCACCGGCAAGCGACGAATCAGGAAACGCGCCACAAAAGCAGAGATCAGTAGCGGCATGCCAAAAGCCAGGTTGAAGAAATCGAGGAAGAACCAAACTCCAGAAGGCAAACCGGAGAAAGCCCCCGTCAAACTCGACAAGCCTATGAAAGGCTCAAGAAATGCGACGGCTTTGGGAACGAGGAAAGCGACCAGACCGAACACGGCAGTGAATACGACAAATCGAACGACAACGTCTTTGATCAGAAAACTGACGATCGGCGCGACAAGGGGCGCGAACAGAGCCATATTCAAGCCCTCAGAACAATGAACATCGCGAGCAGCACATAGACAACCGACATGACAGTCTGAAACACTGACCAATGGTCATTGATCAGCTGACAGTGCGAATCGATAGTGAATGACTGCCCGTTAAAGCTGAATGAAGAAGTCGGACACATCGAGGTGTGATTCGGCAGCTGCCAAGAAAGTAGATCTTTGAAAGTCTCCTTGAAGAACGAATCCGTAAATTGCGTTTCGGTAATGTAAGGATCTGGCACATCGACAGAATTCTCGAGAAAAGGCTTCAATAGCTGAGCCGCAGCCTGTGCCTCGCCTTGGCGTGCGTAATCCGATGGAAACTCGACATTGACAGTGCCGCCTGTGTTTGTCCCAGTCCCGGCGTTTTCAGCATAAATCGATGCCAGCTCCCAAGGCATTGCAGGCATTTCAGCGACCTGCTCGAAATATGTGGGAACGTTATATACATCCGTCCTGACTACCTTGACGCTGCTGTATTGCTCATTGATCGCCTCTGCAGCGCGCAAAGCAACACCAGTCCCAGATGCTTCGACATCAACGACGATATCATCGATCTCATACTCGGAAGGCATCGAGTATTGAATGGTGCCAGGCGCCCAAGTCGAAGGAGAGACAGGGCCTATATCCCAATCCGGGTCGGACTGATCGATACGAAAAGACTGGCCATCACGAAGAACACGCTTGATATTGTCAGGCTGCTCGCCTGTCTTGCCTTCCTCTACCTCGACAGGGAAATAGATAGGACCAGTCCAAATTCCCTTATTGCATGAAACGGTTTCATGGCTCGGATTACCATCAGGAGGATCGCGAGGTGTACCCTCACATCCATCGGCATAAGTAACAGCCTGCAGCGCAGCTGCAGCGTTGTTCAAAGCTTCCTGCTTAGTAGACGCCCAACCGTTGAGACGATCCTGATAATTCCATGTTCCAGGCGCTAGCGTCACTTTCCAATAGACACCAGTAACAGGAGTGCCTTGCGTCAAAGTCTCGCCTGCCTTCATCTGGATTTCGGCCAACTTACCACCCTGCAGCTGCATAACTATCGCGCCGATCGCGGTCAGCGCGCCCGACCAGGCAGCGAACGCAGAAGCAAATGTGGCGTCATTGGCGGCAACACCAACAGCCATCGTAGCGGCACGACCAACCGAATGAACCACGATAGGCGCAGCCACTTCTGCAGCAAGAACAATCGCAGGGAAAGCTGCTCGAGCTGGTGCATGCGGGTAAATCGCAATGAGCAGAAACAGAATCTGCACAAAAGCATGAATTCGCCTAATCATGCTTAAGCCCCGAGACAACCGCCCAACCAGCAACCAAGCCATAGGCGGCAAACATGAGATACCAGGCGGAATTAAGGTCGATCATGATCGTTTCGCATGCGAAAAGGAAAACGGGGGAGTTGCGCACCTCCCCCGCCACCCGCTACAGGTAAGCGGAATCAGGCACCCTTGACGGCGGAAATGACCATCTTCGCGCCTTTCCAGGCGATGTAAACGACGATGACCGCAGCACCGACGCCGAGCAACGCAGCCGTCACGGTCGAGAAGTCGACGGCAGCAGTCAGCGTGCTCAGATCGGGAGGGGTCGCCAGCGCGGAGCCAGCGGCACCGGTGAGGCCAGCAACGGTCAGGATGCGGTTACGCAGGGAGCGTTTCTCGAGTTGCATGATGTTTCCTTTCAGAAGTTGCGCGGAATCCGCCGCGCCGGTTTTGGGCAATGCGCCCGAAATCACCATCGCTTGATCGCCTCAAGGATCAAGCCGATATTCTTGGCCAAGAGGAAAGAGCCGACGACGCCGACGAAAAAGATCGCGAAAATACTTGCCGCAATGGCGGGATCAAAAGCATCATCAGCCAAGGCAGGGAGAGGCAGCAGCAATGCGAGGAAAAAATAGAGTCTTACCATCGCTTGATCGCCTCGAGGATCAAGCCAATGTTCTTAGCCAGCACGAAGAGCATGACGATGCTTGCGAAGAAGAAAGCAAAGACACCNCTNGCAAGNTCAGCATCNAAAGGTTCAGAAGTACCACCGCCACCACCGCTGGCGATCTGGCTTTGAAGATCCGTTATGTCGGACTGAATGCCAGGTAATGCAGCGTCGAACGAATAAAGGCTTGCAAGCTCAGTTCCACTCAGTAAAACGTTTGCACATGTCGTTTTGTCCGAAGGCTGTGAAGCTGGAACGACTACTTGCTGTGTTTTAGTCTGACGGAAATCACTATAGATGATGGTTATCACCTGCACGCAATACGCGGCATGCGATGCCCCCGCTCCGAAGAGCGAGAGCATAAGCACAGCAGCAAGTGCAGCAGCGTTTCGCATGCGAAATGCAGCTGCCTACTGCTCGACGACTTCGAGCACAACACGCGCGGAGCGCACCTGGCGAATCTCACCGTCCTTGGTCGTCACCTCGTAATTGTTCGGATAGCCACCGATACGAACGGGGCCGCTCCAGTCATCACCGTCCTGACCAAGCGGTTCCTTGGATTTAAGCTCGACAATCGAAGGCATGGAATACGGATCAGGCGCAGGCGTGACAAGCAGTTGCAGGAACCGCTTTCCTTCTTTCATCTGCATCGACTGGCGCGAGCCAAGGCGACCAGCAACAAAACCCTGATTCATCTGCACCTGAACCCCCTTACCACCTGGAACGATCTTCGCAACTTCTGACATGACTTATCTCCTATGAATGAATGATTACTACGCCGCTTTCTTGTCCGCCTGGTATTGCACCGGACAGACGTTGAAAACACTGTTTGCCGACACACGGCCAAAGCAATGCCTGATGTTGTCGCGCATGGGAAAGAAATCGCGCGGCAATGCCGCATCGTTTGCAACGATGAAGACGTCGGACGCCAACCAGGAAACGCCCGCATCGACAAGGTCACGCCGGTTGCGATAGAACGCAGATCGACTGTATTCCTCGCGGATCACATCCTCGCCACGGGCAGCCATCTGCAGCCAGAATGCATAGAGTGCATTCGCCTTGCGCTTACCACAAACCCGATTTAGACGCGCCTTCACCTGATCACTTGTTCTCACCGTTTCCATATCGCTCTTTCCTTCCCTCAATAACTTGAATACTTCCTTATCATGAACCTGCCTGAGATATGCATCCGTCAACTCATTGACCTTCGGAAACCTTCCCTTGAAATCGTTCTGCAGCTTGTCCGCATGAATTTCGACTTCGACACGCAAACGGTTATCGGCGAGCCTTTGCATGGATGCAACCTTACGATTAACCCAGGCGTCAAGCTCAACTCCCATCTGTTGATCCCCTCGATTGCGGATTGCGTAGCCGAGCAAAGTACGGCGCACACGCGAACGATCGTGTTTCTTGAACTCCGGCCCTTTGTGATAAAGCTTGAGCGTGGTGAACTTTCCAGGGAAATAAACCGCGTTCGTTCCGTACTTTTGCGCAGCCTGGTTACGACGTGGAAACTTGGCTTGCGATATCCCGCGAAAAAATTCCGAGATCGCAGATGGTGTCAGCCTGAAGACCTCAGCCCAATCAACGCGCCGCACTTCCCATAGTGCGGCCGAAGGCATCATCGTCCAGTCCCAACCGAGCAAATCGCCAAGCAGTTCAAGGAACCAAGACGCGGTTTCAGAGAACGAGTCGACCACGCCATAAACATTCTGACCATGGAAGAACTTGTGCCAGGAACATTCGACCAGCAGGTAAGGCTGACAAGGGTAAAGATCGAGTCGCCCGGAAACCGTGCGCCACTCATCGCGCTTTACTTGAAAACTGATACGCGAATCCCAGGAGCCCTCGAGCTCGCCTGTCGTAATCTCGTAAAGGACTTCACCGGTCGAGAGATCGACGCCACTTTTGAGAATGCACTGGTTTTCAAGGTAGGTCGCCAAGCCCTCTTCGATGGATGGCGACCTCAATTTCACAGTGTCGATTCCCATGGACTCAGACCCTCAAATCGGCAGCGGTGGGTTTAACAGCAAAATCCCGTATCTGGGACTGATCAGCGGTGCTACACCGCCGCTGATCAGCTAAGCCTTGACGAGCGCCGGTGCAACCCGCGTGCAAAAAACCGTCCTCGCTACGCTGCGGGCGGTTTGTTTGCACGCGGATTGAATCCAGGTGAATTGAGAGGGCAAGTTCACGCAGCGTCAGATAACGGGCTGATGAAGGGCCTTGCTCAGGCTGGCCATCAAGGCCGATGCCCTCGTACATCGTGCCCGGAGCCTTGAGCAGCATTTCGGTTTCGAGTCGCATGAGGCCCGGATTCATGACGCCACCTGCAAAGGCTGAAAATCTTCACAAAGACGATAGAGATCGGAAACGCGAACCTCAGTCTTGATGCCGGTAACGCACTGGCAAAGACCCGCAACACTGGTCAAGACCGCGTGGCGGCACTCAGTGCATAAAACAGGCATGCTCGGAGGTCGAAAACGATCTATGGCATGATGATCGACTATTTCCATTGTCATCAACGAGGCCTCATTTCATGAGCACGATCATTCTTGTCGCCATACTTGCCATCGTCGTAATCGCAGTCTTCGTTCTGATGCTGAAAACGAAGAAGAAAAGCGGTGAAGATCAGGACAGCACCGAAATCGATTTCCTGCCGGTCTTCTATGAGAAGAAGCCGCTTACAGACACGGAAATCAAGGCTTTCGAGCGACTGAGAAAAGCACTCCCGAACTGCATCATCCTTGCGCAGGTTCAGGTATCTCAAATCGTCGGGATAGAGAAGGGCAAAGGAACCCAGGCCTGGTTCAACAAGATCAGCAGGAAGAGTGTCGACTTCCTCATATGCCTTGATGACTTCACGATCGTTGCCGCGATCGAGGTCGATGACAAATCGCATGACAACAGCGCAAGGCAGGCTAAGGACGCGGATAAAGACACCGCGCTCGGCAGCGCGGGCATCAAATTGCTGCGCTGGCGGGCAGAAAGCTTGCCGACCAGCGAAGAAATCCATGCGATCTTCAACCACTGCTAAGACCTCCCCTTGACTGAAGACACCCTGCTGAGGCAGGATGGCGACAACACATATCANCGAACACAAATTTGCGTGATTAGATCAANACAAATTTGCGATGTCAAGGAGAAATTTCATGGACTTGAATGGCTATATAACTAAAGCAATAACCGTATGCGGAACGGTGCGTGCACTGGCTGATAAGCTAGACCAGCCTGCAACAGTTGTAAGTGACGCAAAGAACGGTAGACGTGGCTTACCTGATTACGCTTGCGTAAAGTTGGCGCAACTGATCGGAGAAAACGAGTTGCGCGTCATCGCCGCTTCGAACCTGATCACTGAGAAAAATCCGGAAAGGCGAGCCGTATGGCTCCCTTTCATCCAGGCGGCAGCGGAA